GACACCAGCAGCGTCGATGAGGCGTTGGATGTAGCGCGCCAGATGCTGGAGCAGGAGAAGGGCGAGGGCGATGACAATGCGCCCATGAGCGATCAGCAGGCGCAGCAATACTGGAATCAGCTCGCTGCCAAGCGGAGTCAACCGAATGGTTATTGATCCAACAAAACCAAGGTTGCAGAAGTGGGGGCATCGTGATCATCCACTATGGATATGCTCCGATGTCTTTGGGCGTTCTGGGTGGGGCTTGACGCCACATGCAGCCTATCAGGACTGGTTATCGGGAAGGAAGATCGTCCTATGAGCGAAGACAACTACATGTCACCAGATGATCTGATCGACAAGTATGGCTACTATGGCCAACGCTATGGCGACAATCTCCCTGCATCGTGGGAATTCACCATGAGCGAGCGGCCTGAGATCGACATCTATGAGGCATATCCTGGGCTCAGGCCCAAGCCAAAGGCCAATCCATTCATCGTTGGCGCAATTGTGTTTGCCGTATGTTTAATCCTCTCTGCGGCGTGATTATCATCTGGCTGATCATTGCGCTGGTTTCCCTTCTCACATCCTGCCACATCCAATGAGAGTCTATTGCCGCGTCAATGGGAAGCTGCGCATGTATGAGGTAGACACGATTTATCCAAACGTAGCGATCACATGGGTGCTGGAAGAGCTGCAGATCGATAAAGAGTTCTACGGTGCCAAGTGGAACCAGAGCGCCTGTCTGGCAGTGGTGAAGTGAGTACAAGATGAGCGGACACGGACACGTTACACCCAACCCTGATGGCAGCAAGGCGCGCTGTGGCGGGCCTGGATTGTGCAGGCAATGCAGCCAGGAGCTGTACGCGCAACAGCCAGTCAATGCACTCAAGGCGCATGTCAGCATAAGCGATGCCGAGTTCGATGCATGGTTGAAGGAGAACAGTGGTCAGTTCAGACATTGGCTGGCCAAGGACGTGGCAAGAGAAGCATTCAAGGCAGGCATGCGCAAGGGAGCACAGGCTAGGGAGCAGATAAACCAGCAATTCGCCTCATTCGCTAACAGCGTAGAGAACCTGAAGAGAATGCTTGATGAGGCAGGTTATGTCGAATAATCAAGAGCGTGAAGCCACACTCTGGGATGTCACAGCCAGGGAGCTGGAAGAGCAGCAGGCCAAAGAGCATCAAGCCATGCTGCACCGCATAGCAGAGAACAACCGTCAACTCATCCTGCACGTTCACGGCTTGCTTAGTAACCAAGCACTCATCTTGGGGAATATCCCATGAGCGATAACCAACACATGGAAGGACAGCATCCTTACCCAACTGAGTATGCACAGGCAGGAGACACAATAGCCAATGCACTGACTGTAGCATCAGAGCAGACAAGCGCAAACCTGCCTGTAGCACAGAGTGGGGAGAGCCAGCTTGTAGCATCAGGCCAAGCAGATGCGCAGAACCACTGTCCAACCTCTGTATCAAGTATCGCGCGCACACGCGAGGAGCTGGCGGAAGAGGTATTCCGGCGGATTGCGGCGGGCGAGAGCATGAACGCGATCTGCAAGGAAGAGGGGATGCCGAGCCGGGTGACGATTCTGCGCTGGTGCGGGGAGAACACGCTGCTGGCGCAGGCTTATACGGTGGCACTGCAGATGCGCAGCGCAGGGCATGCGGAGCTGCTGGAAGAGGACATGGATGAGCTGGACCGTGCCAAAGATCCAGTCAGGGTGGCGGCGCTGAAGGTCAAGATCAACACGCGGCAGTGGATCATGAGCCGGCTGTTGCCGAAACAGTACGGCGACCATCAGGTGATCGAGCATACCGGCGAGGTGAAATACACCAGCGACCAGCTCGACCAGCGCCTCAAGCACCTGATCGCGCAGGTCAGCAAGCACGAGCAGGGCAAATGACGCAGCGCAGCAGCGCCGTCGATACAACCCCGCATTTCGCGACACTCTTCATAGTGTGTTGCATCGCAATGTAATACACACACGCATACACATATATACCCACATGCGATGTGAGGCATGAGCCCAGGCTCGCGCGAGTCAAGCCAAGTCGGCTCGGCCGCGGCCCAGGCCAGCGCCCAGGTGCCCAGGCAAAAACACCCCCCAGGGGGTAACAAGCGCACCCCCGCCCCCGTACACCCCCGCGCACGCACGCGCGTACACGCACGCACGCGCATAGGTTCCACCTGTGTATTCAACTCTCCGAAAAAAGAAATGGCCGAAAACTTGAAGCCTTGCCCATTCTGCAACGGGCCAGCCGTGATCGATGGGAAATCGGAATCGGCACGGGTGCGGTGCCTGAAATGCAGTACGGAAGGACCGCCGGTTTTCTTCAGCAGCGAAGAGGATGCCGAGATGGCAGAAGAGTCTGCCGCGGCTGTGTGGAACCAAAGGGCATAGCACCTGTGTACCCAAAACGAAAAAATTTTCCGAGAAATTCGGACCTTATCACTCGTTCAACTAACCGAAAGGAAATGGCATGTACAACGAAGGACTCCCTGGCTTAGTCCGGGGGAGCGGTAACTGTGCCGGTGGCGGCATGGGCTATGCCGATGCGGCCATGATGCAGCAGGCGCAGGACATCGCCATGAAGCAGGCGGCAATGGGCTTCGCCAACGAACAGAAGCTGCGCGATTTGTCGCCGATCGACCAGGCGTTCGAGCGCGTGGCCAAGAATCTGGCGGCGCTGGAGCATGAGGTGCTCCAGTTATCGGACCGTCTGGAGTCGGTGCTGAAGTGCGAGGAGGGCGAGACTGCGAAGCAGCCGGGCTCAATTCCTTCCTTCAGCTGTGGCCTGGAAGGCCGTCTGATGTGCCTGGAAGAGACGGCACGCCGCATCGGCCTGGGCGTCGAGAGTCTGAACCGCCGCCTCTGCCTGTAATGAACGAGTACGCCTACATCATCGCCTGTGCCCTGATCGGCTGCCTGGTTGGTTGGCTGACCGACATGATCTGGCTCGGCTTCCTGGTGGCCATCGGCCTGATGACGTTTCTGGAGGAAGCATGAGATTCCGCAAGAAGCCGGTCGAGATCGAAGCGGTCCAGTACGTTGGCCTTTGGACGGTTGGCAAGGATGATATCCCGGATTGGCTGTGGGAGGCGTTCGAGAAGCCGCTGCATGAAGTCGGCTGCATACGCCGCCACGCCAATGGCGAGGATCTCCAGATCTTCACGCTGGAAGGGATCATGACTGCCTCCAAGGGTGACTGGATCATCCGCGGCGTGAAAAACGAAATTTACTCCTGCAAGCCTGACATCTTCGCCGACACTTATGAAGAACTGCCAGCCGGGCAACCCGGCGCTCCAGCCGGCGGTGAGCAATAACACCGGCAGCCGGGGCCGTGGCTTTATCACTTTCACCGCGGTGACCCGGCACTGATTCCCATGGACCTGAGAAACCTAGATCTGACCCGCATGAGCGATGGTCAGAAGGCGCAGCTCGTCGAGATCCTGGAGGGCAAGCTCAAGTCGATCACCGAGAACCAGCTCGCGCACTTCAAGCCGTACGCCAAGCAGAAGGATTTTTTCGACGCCGGATCGCACTACCGCGAGCGGCTCTTGATGGCGGCCAACCAGGTCGGCAAAACCTGGTGCGCGGGGTTCGAGGCGGCTTGCCACGCCACTGGCAGATACCCGTCCTGGTGGAGAGGGAAGAAGTTTGACGCCCCGACCAATGGCTGGGCGGCCTCGCTGACTGGCCAGGGCACCAGGGACACCGTGCAGCGGATCTTGCTTGGCCCACCAGGGGAATGGGGCACCGGCATGATCCCGGCCGAGTGCATCGTTGAGATCAAGCGCATGTCGCACGGTGTCCCGGATGCGGTCGAGTCGATCACCGTGAGGCACGTCGGGGGAGGCCTGTCGCACATCACGCTGAAGACCTATGACCAGGGGCGGGAAAGGTGGCAGGGCCAGTCGCTCGAGTGGGTCTGGTTCGACGAGGAGCCCCCCGAGGATGTGTACCTGGAGGGCCTGACCCGGACCAATGCCAGGGAAGGCGGCTGCGTATTCATGACCTTCACGCCGCTGCTGGGCATGTCGAAGGTCGTCAAGCGGTATCTGATCGAGAAGGCGCCCGGGACTCACGTCACGTCGATGACGATCTGGGACGCCGAGCACTACAGCGAGGAGAAGCGGCAGCAGATCGTCGCGTCGTACCCCGAGCATGAGAAGAAAGCCCGTTCCGAGGGCATCCCGATGCTCGGTTCCGGCGCGGTGTTCCCGGTGGCCGAGGAAATGATCCGGGTGAATCCCTTTCCGCTGCCGGATTACTGGCCGCGGATTGCCGGGCTGGACTTCGGCTGGGACCACTATTTTGCGTGTTCCTGGCTGGCTTGGGACAAAGACACCGACACGATCTACCTCTACGACACGTTCAAGCAGCGGTTGACCACGCCGGCCATGCATGCGCCGGTGATCATGTCGAAGGGACGCTGGATTCCGGTGGCATGGCCGCATGACGGCATGCAGCACGACAAGGGGTCGGGCGAAGCACTGCAGAAGCAGTACAAGGACGCTGGCGTGAACATGCTGGCAGAGAAGGCGACCTGGCCGGATGGATCGAACAGTTTCGAGGCGGGCATCATGGAGATGCTGGACCGGATGCAGACCGGCCGCTTCAAGGTGTTTAGTCACCTCAACGACTTCTGGGAAGAATTCAAGATCTACCACCGGGTCAATGGCCAGGTGGTCAAGGAAGGCGACGACACCATTTCATCGGTCAGGACCGCGGTCATGATGCTGCGCTACGCGAAGGTCAACGAGATGAAGCGCCGCTTCAGCGCGCATGGTGCATCGTTAGGATGCCTCGATCCGGTCGCCGGTTATTAAGCATTCGGGATTCGCGAATCACGAACATACGTCGTATGTGACAGGCCGGAACAGCACGGCCACCAGTTTATGGGATGGAGGTTGGGCAAAGTGTCCGCGAAAGCGGAATCAGTCACTTAACTGTGAACCCTTCTGACATCCCGCCCAACATGGGCCTGAGCTGCGGCAATAACGGCCCCAGCCGGTGAAATGCCGGCACCCATAACCAGCCCTTCGTTGTGACGGTCAAGTCCCACTTGACCGGTTGAGCAACGCGGGGCTTTTTATTTGCAGGAACCGCATGGACGTCTACGAGAAAGCAGGGGTCATCAGCGCCGGGGAACCGAGCGCGGGCGACCCGTTGACGGCATCCGAGATGGCCGCGATCAAACCAGATCATCTCGAAATGCTGGGTGAGCAGCTGGCCGCGCGCCGCGACAAGTGGGTCGCTGCCAAGATCGCGTCCGGCGTCGAGCGCCGCTGGATCGATGACCTCGACCAGTACGTCGGGCGGGATGCCGCTACCCAGAGCCCCACCTTGATGGATGCGGCGCGGGAAGGCGGCTCGGCCCGGCCCGGGCAGGCGCCGGTGCAGCGTTCGACCGTGTTCGTCAACATCACGCGCCCGAAGACGCTCGCCGCCGAAGCTAGGCTGGCGAACATGCTGTTCCCGACCGACGACAAGAACTGGGGCATCAAGCCGACCCCGAATCCCTCATTGGTGGCCGCCGCCAAGGCCGAAGCCACCAGGCAGGTCGTGCAGCCGATTCCGCCGACCCTGCAACCGCAACAACCGCAACAACCGCAACAACCGCAACAACCGCAGCCGCCGATGCAGCCGATGCAGCCGATGCAGAGCATCCCGCCCGGCATGCAGGCGCAGCCGAACCAGCAGCTCGCGCCCGTTGTCGCCGCTATGCGCGCCGCCTATCCGTCGCCGTCCGCGATTGCCATGATGAACGAGGCAGTCAACCGCGCGCTGGCGATGGAAAACGAGATCGACGATGCGTTGAACGAATGCGACTTCAACGCCGAGTCCCGCGCCATGCTGCACGATTGCGCCGTGCTCGGCACCGGCATCCTGAAGGGGCCGATCGTGGTTGCCCGCGTGGCGAAATCCTGGACCCCGATGGAGGACGGCAAGACCCAAGTGCTCGAAATCGACGAGCATGTGGCGCCGGCCTCCTATTGCGTCTCGCCCTGGAATGTCTATCCCGACCCGGCCTGCGGCGACGACCCGCACAACGGCATCGGCATCTTCGAGAAAAAGAACTACACCGGCAAGCAAGTGCGCGAGCTGGCCGACCAACCGAGCTACCTGGAACACCAGATCGCCAAAGTCTTGGCCAAGGGACCGCAGATCCCGACCACCACCACCGAGCGCGAGCGGCGCGACCGCGAAACCCAGTACAACGAGCCGAACTACGAGGTGTGGGAATACTGGGGCGAATTCACGCCCGAGGATCTGCAGGCCTGCGGCGTCGATGTCCCGGATAGCGCCACGAAATCGTTCTCCGGCTGCGTGATCATGATCAACGACATCGTGGTCAAGGGCTTCCTGAACCCGCTGGATACCGGCGATATCCCGTATGACTTCATGCAGTGGGAAAAGGCCGATGGCTCGTGCTGGGGCTATGGCATCCCGTACCTGTGCCGCCCGGCGCAGAAGGTGTTGAACGCGGCCTGGCGCCAGATGATGGACAACGCGGGCCTGTCGACTGGTCCGAACGCGATCATCAAGCGCGAGTACATCGAGCCGGCCGACGGCAACTGGCAGCTCACCGGGAGAAAGATCTGGTTCTGCACCGATCCGTCGATGGATGTCAGCAAGGCGATGTTCTTCTTCGACATCCCGAACAACACCAAGGAGTTCGAGGAAATCATCCAGCTGGCGCTGCAGTTTGCCGACGAGGAATCCTCTGTTCCCATGCTGATGCAGGGGGAGCGTGGCACCGCTCCCGAGACGGTTGGCGGCATGCAGCTGCTGATGAACTCGTCGAATGTCGTCTTGACCCGCATGAGCAAGCAGTACGACGACGCGATCACCCGCAATCACATCCGTCGCTACTACGACTTTTTCATGGCGTACAGCGACAAGGCCGAGATCAAGGGCGACTTCCAGATCGACGCCCGCGGCTCGACCGCCTTGCTCGCGCGCGACATGCAGCAGCAGGCGCTGTTGCAGTTCGGCCAGTTCCAGGGGGCGCCGGCCGTGGCGCCGTTCATCAACTGGGACAAGTGGGTCAAGGAAGTCTTGAAGCTCGGCCACATCGACCACACCGGCATCCTGAAGTCCGAACTCGAGATCGAGCAGATCAAGAAGCAGCCGCCGCCTCCCTCGCCCGAGATCCTGCGCGCCCAGGCCACCGTGCAGGCGACCCAGATCCGCGCCGAAGCCTCGAAGGAAACCGCGCAGGCGCGCATGCAGGGCGAACTCGCCTATGCCAATACCGAGGCGCAGATGGCCAAGGACAACCACCTGGCGCGGCTGAAAGAACTCGAGATCAAGCGCGACATCGCGCTGCTCGAGTACGCGAACAAGCAGCAGCTGACCCTGATGCAGGTCAAGGGCCAGCTCGCGCAGACCCAGATGCAGGAAGAAACCAAGCGGCAGCTGGCGTCGGCCGAGATGCAGATGCGCGCCAACGAGGGCGACAAGGACCGCCTGCACGAACAACTCACCATGCCGGCCCCGGCTCCACAACAGTAAGGACTTTCCATGGCCAACATCAATCCCAACATCAGTTACCCGCAGGGTGCGCAGTCGGTCGTCAAGGCTTCCTGGGCGCTCGGCAATGCCGACACCGGCGTGGCGATCGACCGTACCGACTTCGCCGACCGCTCGGTCCAGGTCGAAGGCACGTTCGGCGCCGCCACCGTCACGATCCAGGGATCGAATGACGGCACCAACTGGGAGACGCTGCGCGACCCGCAAGGCGTGGCGCTGTCGTTCACCAGCGCCGGCTTGAAGCAGATCCTCGAGACGACACTGTATATCCGCCCAGTATCGAGCGGCGGCACCGGCACGGCGCTCACCGTTACCCTGGTCGGCCGCAAGATCCACCCCCTTGCCTGGAGCTGATCATGGGCAAATTCCAGAATGCCACCGATGCGCTGGCGCGCATGATGAACCAGTACCACGACATGCAAGCCGTGGCCGAGGCGATCACCGAACTTGGCTCGATCGACAACCTGTCCGCCGAACTCAATGGCCAGGTCAAGGAATTGACCGCCCAGCGCGACCAGTTGCAGGAGCAGCTGGTCGAAACCACCGCCACGCGCGCGAAGATCGCTGCCGAATGCGAGCAGCTCAAGGCTGAAACGGATGCCTTCTGCGAAGAGAAAAAGCGCAACGTCGACAGCGAGGCGAGAGGCGTGCTCAACCGCGCCCGCATGGATGCGGCGGCGATCGTCAATGACGCGAAGGTCAAGGCCCGTGCCGTGGCCGATTCGGCGCAGGCTCAGCTGGCCGAGCTGGAGCAACAGGTCGAGGCGATGAAGCGGCAAGCCGACGAGGAGAAGGCGGCGCGCGATGCGGCGCAGGCCGAGCGGGAAACGGCAGAAAAGCAGCTGGCCGAGGCCCGTGAACAGATCAAGAAACTGCTGGGGAGCTGATCATGGCCAATATGTCGAATTACCTGGAAAACAAGCTGATTGACCACATTTTCCGGGGCGTGCAGTACACCATGCCGACCACGCTGGCGTTTGGCCTGATGACGGCCACCCCGAGCGATCCCGGCGGTGGCACCGAGGTGTCCGGCGGTGGCTATGCGCGGGTGGCATTGAACCCGTCTACCACCAACTGGCAGGACACGGCCGGCGGCACCGCGGCCACCTCCAGCGGCACCACCGGCACCACCAAGAATAATGCCGATGTCACGTTCCCGACGCCGAGCGCCGACTGGGGCCAGATCGTCGGCATGGGCCTGTACGATTCGTCCACGGCGGGGGCAGGCAACCTGCTGTTCTGGTCGCCGCTGGCCAATGCGAAGAACATCAACAATGGCGACCCGGCCCCGAAGTTTGCCACTGCCGCCTTTACCTGCCAGATCGATAACTGATCATGGACCTGACTTCTTCACAGCAAGCCACGTTCAAGGCCGACATCCTGGCGAACCAGGCGGCCGAAGCCGCTGCCCAGGATATCGACGCGATCGTCGCCTACTACAACGCCGACTCGGCCACCAGCCTGTGGCGGCCATCGATCTCGGTCGACGAATTGAACACCGCGATCGTCTGGGCCGAGTTCGCCGGCTTCACCGCGGTCAAGCAAAACTGCTACCTCGCGATGATCCAGGGCAAAATCGACGCCACCAAGCCGAACATCCGCAACGGCTTTTCCACCATCTTTTCCGCCCAGAACAGCGCCTCGCTGGTCAACCTGACGACTCTCGCCAAGCGCATCGGCACGCGCTTCGAGGTGCTGTTTTCGACCGTCGATGGCGCGGCCAATGTGTCGTCCTTCTTTGGCGCGGTGGTCGACCGCAATGACGTGATCAACGCGCTGGCGAGCTGACCATGGCTACCCAATACGCTTCGCAGACCATCACCATCACGCCAGGCGCCCTGGCATCCGGCTCCGCGCGCGAATCGGCCTCGGTTACCACCGACACCACGGTCAACGTCGACGACTACCGGATCACGGTTAAGGCGACCATGGCGGCCGGCACGCCAGCCGGCAGCAAGGCGGTGTTCGTATGGGTCAAGACCAGCAACGACGACGGCACCACCTGGGACGGCAACGCCACCAGCTCGGACGCGGCGATCACGTTGAGCAGCCCGCACCCGTTTTCGGAAGGGGTGATGATCCCGTTCCCAACCTCTGGCATGACCGATGCCGGCAGCTTCTCGCTGAAGGCAGCCTGCGGCGGCTCGCTGCCGAAGACCTGGGGCATCATCATCGAGAACCAAGTGGGCGCCGCCTTCAGTTCGTCTTCGGTGACGTGCCAGAAGGTCTATAACACGTAAGCCATGGCCAAGCGGCTCGGGGCGATCCGATACAACAGGCAGCCGCCCTCGACGGTGCAGCCGGCGTGGGGAGCCGGCATCACGCGCGGCCTGCTGTATGCCAGCGCGATCCCGTACGAGCTGGCGAGAAGCCGCGCCAGCGGGGCGATCAAGCCCACGGTGCCGACTGCCAGCGCGCCGACCTTCGGCGCCATGCTGGGGCTCGGCAAGACCCTGGTCTTTGATACGGCCTCCACGCAGGGAGAGGACTACGCGGGCGCGACCACGCCCAATCCGCCGTTCACGATCATGGTCGAGTTCCGGCAGAACTCGCAGCCGTCGGTGGCCAACATCATCACCGCTGGCGGCGATGGCGCCGGCCGCGGCTGGTCCTTGTGGACCCGCTCCGGCACCAATGACCTGGTGTTCACCTTCGGGTTTATCAACGACTATCCGTTGGGCCTGACGGTCGCCACCGGCGTCACGTACACCGCCGTCATCACGGTGTCCGGCAATGGCGGCACGGTGACCGGCTACCTGATCCGCAAGGACACGAACTCGATCCAGTACGGCTCTGGCGTGCTACTCGATACCATGGCCACGCCGGCCTCCAAGCCGATCACGCTGGGCGTGAGCCACAACGGCACGGCCTACGGCTTCGGCTTCGATGGGCACATCGGCGCCTGGGCGCTGTGGGACCGCTGCCTCTCTGTGGCCGAGGCGGTATCGCTGCTGGCCAATCCGTACCAGCTATGGTCGATTCCCGGCCGGATGCAAGCCAATGCGGCGGCCGCTGCCGCCCTGGAAGCGTCGGCCGCGGCGGTAGCGACCGCGACCGCGGACTTGACCACGGCGATCACGATGGCTGCCTCGCCGCAAGCGGTGGCGACGGCAATAGCCGACTTGACCACGGCCATTACGATGCGCGCGGCCAGCCCGAGCGCGATTGCCACGGCGACCGCGGACTTGACCACGACGATTGCCCTGGCCGCCAGTGCGGCGGCAGCAGCTGGCACCAGCGCCGACTTGACGACGGCCATCGCGCTGGCGGCTTCCCCGTCCGCGGTGGCGACTGGCACGGCAGATTTGACGACGGCCATTGCGCTGGTCGCTGCCGCGCAAGCGGTTGCCAGCGGCACGGCGGATCTGACCACGGCGATTGCGCTGGTGGCTGCCGCGACCGGCCAGTCGCTGGCGCAGGCAGCACTGACCACGCAGATCGCGCTGGCCGCTTCGCCGCAGGCCGTGGCCACGGCGCTGGCTGATCTCACCACGCAGATCGCGCTGATGGCGAATGCGCAAGCGGTGGCGTCGGCCAGCGCGGACCTGGAGCTGGCAGGCGCTTCCGGCCAGTTCTGCCAGCCTGTCCACTTCCGCCATCAAGGCACCAGATGATGAATTTTCCGCACGTTTCCTGGATTCAGATCGAAGCCTGGGCCAAGACCAAGCTCGACCAGGAACGGTTCAAGAACGATGACGCGGCGATGGACGCTGTCCAGACCGCGTTTATCCGGGGGCGCATCGCGCTCCTGAAGGAATTGCTCGCGCTGCCGACCAATCAGGACAAGGCAACCCGGGCAAGGATGACTGGACCGGAGTAATCCCGCCCAGAGTGTGTGATTTGCCGCCGAGGCCGCCCATGAGGCGGCTTTTTTATGCGCGCGGCCCAACCAGAGGAACCCCTAGTGGATACATTAACCCCCGAACAGCAGCAGGCCATGTGGAATGAAGTGGCTGCCGAGCGGGCAGGATCGACCGCGACCACGCCGCCGAATCCTGAGCCGGCACCCGAATCTGCACCTGAATCCGACGTCAAGGACAACGCGACCGCCCCCGCCGCCGCCGAACCCGAGAACAACGGCGCTGATCCTGAACCCCCTCCCAAGGCCGATCCGCTCGCCGAGGCCATCGCCACGCTCACTGCCAAGATCGACAAGCTCGAAGGCCGGCAGCGTTCCGTCGATGGGCATATCGGCAGTCTGACTGCCCAGCAACGAGCATTGAACGACAAGATGCTCGGGCAGCTGGCCGCCGGCCGCGAAGCCGCCAACAAGGTGGACAACGCGCCGACCGCCGCCCAGATCGCCGAAGCGGTGAAAAACCCGAAGGAGTGGGAAGACCTCAAGGAAGAGTATCCCACCTGGGCCAATGCGACGGAAAAGTTCTTCGAGGCGCGGCTTGCGAGCCTGAAGACCCCGTCGCCGATCGACCCGGCCAGGATCGACCAGATCGTGTCCGAGAAGCTCAAGGGCCAGACCGAGTCCATGCGCCGCGAGATCGCCGAAACCGCGCTCGAAGCGGTGATGCCGGACTGGAAGCACGAGATCAACAGCCAAGCGTTCGCCGACTGGATGCAATCGCAGCCAGACAACATCAAGGCGCTCGTCTATTCCGAGAGTGTCGGCGATGCCGCCCGCATGCTCAAGCTGTTCGACGACGCGCGCCGCGCCTCGCCGGCCGCCCGCCTCACCGAAACCCGCAAGCAAACCCTCGCCCAAGCCGTCTCCCCGCCGCGCGGCAAGCCCGTACCCAAACAGAAGACGCCGGACCAAATGTCCGACCAAGAGCTGTGGGACTACGAGGCTGCGCAGCGCGCCAAGGAAAGGCAGCAGCGGGGGTACTGACCTCATCCCCAATCTTTAGGAGTCCATCATGACTATGCAAGGTTATAGCACTTCCCCGTCGCGGAACCTGATCAAGGCCGCGCAGGGCATGCTCGAACACGCCGAACCGATCCTGGTCCTCGGCCAGTTCGGCAGCCAGAAACAAATGCCGATGCACCAGACCGACACGCTGGTGTTCCGCCGCCTGTCGCCGTTCGGCGCGCTGGCCACCGGTTCCGGCATCAGCAACCAGCAGTACGTCGGCACCCCGGTGATCAATCCGAACAACTTCGTGCTGGCCGAAGGCGTCACGCCCAATGCCAACACCATCAAGTACGAAGACGTCAGCGTGACGCTGCAGGACTTTGGCGTGCTGTTCAAGTACAGCTCCAAGGTCGAGTACATGTACGAGGATTCGATTCCCGAGGACATGCAAAAGATCACCGGCGAAACCATGGCCGAAGTGCTGGAAATGGTGCGCTACGGGGTCTTGAAGGCCGGCACCCAAGTGGTGTATGCCAACGGCTCGTCCCGCGGCTCGGTCAACACCGTGATTAGCCTGAACCGGCTGCGCCAGGCCGTCCGCATCCTGGAGTCCAACCGCGCCAAGCGCGTGACCTCGCGTCTCGCCCCGGGCGTGAACTTTGGCACCCGCGCCGTGCAACCTGCCTACCTGGTGTTCTGCCACACCGACTGCGAATCGGATGTGCGCAACCTGCCGGGCTTCACCAAGGTGGAAGAGTACGGCACCTTCAAGCCGGCGCATGAGCGCGAGATCGGCTCGGCCGAGCAGTTCCGCTTCGTCACCAGCCCGCTGTTGAATCCGTTCCTGGGCGCCGGGTCTGCCACGCTCAATGGCTGCGTGTCGATCGGCGGCTCCAACGTCGACGTCTATCCGTTCATCGTGATGGCCGAAAACGCCTGGGGCCAGGTCGCCTTGAAGGGCTTCAATGGCATGAGCCCGACCATCCTGCGCGCGGGAGAGAAGAGCCACGCCAACCCGCTGGGCCGCTTCGGCTATGTCGGCGCGTCCACCTACTTCGCCGCCGTGCGCTTGAACGAAGCCTGGTTCCTGCGCCTGGAAGCTGGCGTCACCAGCCTGTAATAGGAGGACTCATGTCTGAATCCATCGATCAGCGGCTCAATGCCGCGGGCCTGGGCGGGCCGCAGCAACGCGAGCTGCGCGCCCTGCTGCAGTCCATCCTCACCGACCTGGCCGCCATCAAGACGCAGTTCAACACGCTGCGTGGCGAGATCAACGGCCACACGCATGGCGGCGTCACCGCAGGAGCTGGCACCACCAGCGCCATGGCGGCGACGGCGTCGGCGCAGGTATCCCTCAACACTTCTTCTTAACCAGGAGCATTCCATGTCCATGAATCTCACCAACAGTGTCCAGGGCGGGAACCTGGCATTGTCGAAGGCCGGTCTGGCGACCGGCACCACCACCACGTCGACCATCGGTTCTGCCGTCAACTACACCATTGGCGGCAAGTTCCAGGCACAAAAGGCGGCGGCGTCGAACTTCGCGACTCCGACCACCGATGCGGTGTCCGGCAAGGCGTTCAACGCGATGAGCGCCAACCAGGCTTGCGCCTTCCTGTACGCGCTCGATAGCGCGGGCAACGTCAAGGTGGCGCAAGGCAAGATCGTGCCGTGGCTCGACACCTCGGCCAACTCGACGCCGGTGCCGCTGCCGCGCGACCTGCCCGATACGCTGACCCCGTTCGGCTACCTGGTGGTCAAGGCCGGCGCCACGCTGTCCGGCACCTGGCTGTTCGGCAGCAACAACTGGTCGACCACCGGCATCACGGTCGATACGGCGGTCGACATCATGACGCCGCCGGCGGTTGATCCGCTGACCGCGTAATCGGTCGCCCCGACAAGGCCCGCTCCGGCGGGCCTTTTTCTTTTCTACAGGAATTTCCATGTCAGTCAAAAAGACCCGCAACCACGACAACAATGTCGTGATCAACGACGCGATCGAAGTGATCACCGATCCCGAGGTCGAGATCGAACCGGTCGTCACCAAGGAGTTCGACCAAGCCGTGTCCGAGGAAGCCTTCATGAATGAAGTGCTGGAGATCGAGATCCACGAGTCGACCAATGAAAACGACCCGAACCATGTGATCGTGTCGGTCAACGACAAGTCGCAGCCGATCTTCCGCGGCCGTCCGACCAAGGTCAAGCGCAAGTATGTTGAGGTGTTGGCCCGCTGCCGCGAGTCGAAGTACACGCAGGTCACGCCGAACCCGATGGAGCCGGACCAGATGGAGATGCGCGAGAGAAGCGCGCTGACCTATCCGTTCACCGTGTTGAGCGATCCCAATCCGAAGGGCCGTGCCTGGTTAGCCGCGGTCAAGGCCGAGGCGTGACATGACGCAGGCAATCCCGCTGATCGTCAATCCAGGCAAGCAGTACAGCCTGGGCGGCATGACCTTCCTGCAGATGACGCAGCGCCTGAAGGAGGAATGCGGCGTATCTGGCAGCCTGTCCACGGTCAAGAACCAGGTCGGCGAGCTCAAGCGCCTGGTCAACTGGATTGCCCGCGCCTATACCGGCATCCTGGCACGGCACCGCGACTGGCTGTTCCTGCAGCAGCCGGTGTTGTTCAACACCACCGCCGACAAGGCTTCCTACAACTACACCGAGGTCGGCGTCTGGTCGCTGCGCGACTACAAGAAAAATAGCTTCCGCTGCTACCCGCTGGGCCAGCCAGACGCCGAGTTGGAGCTGCCGTGGATGCCATGGCAGGAGTTTCGCGACACCTACCAGTTCGGCGCTTACCGCAGCCTCACGCGCCGGCCCGAGGCATTCACGCTCGACCCGCAGCGCAACCTCGTGCTGGGGCCAACCCCGGATGCCGTCTACACCATCAATGGCGAATGCTGGGCACGGCCGACCGACCTGGTCAATGACGATGACATGCCGATCCTGCCGGGCCACTTCCACATGATGATCGTCTACCGGGCGATGATGTTTTACGGCGCCTATGAATCGGCGCCAGAGGTGTACGCCAATGGCGAGCGCGAATACAGCATCATGTTTGCGCAGCTGACGGCGGACCAGCTGCCGCCCATCTGTTTCGGGGGGCCGCTGGCATGATCCCGATGTCCAAGATCCAGAACAGCTTTTTCGCGCTCGCTGGAGGCCTGGACCTGGTGACGCCGGCCATCGAAATGCCGGCCGGGCGCGCGTCCGCCGCCCAGAACTATGAGCCCGAGATCGCTGGCGGCTACCGCCGCATCGATGGTTACGAACGCTTCGACGGGCATCTGAGCCCGGCCCGCAACTGCAATTACATCGTGTTGCCGGCGACCCTGGTGCGGCCATTGATCCCGGGATCGGTGTTCGCCATCGGCGTGACCGTCAAGGGCGGCACCTCGGGCGCGACCGGCTGCCTGGCCGCGGTGTCCAATGGCCGGGTGGTGCTATCGAAAGTAGCTGGCACCTTTCTGGCCAACGAATCGCTGACCATTGGCTCGGGCGCCTCGCTGGCCACCGTGGCAGTCGTGACCGGCGACCCGGGCGTGGCCGCCACCCCGGCCGAGGATGCCGATTTCCGCGCCGCCGCCGCCGATACCTTGCGCGCCGACATTCTCAAGGTGCCGGGCATGGGGCCGATCCGCGGCATCTGGGTGCTGAACGATCAGGTGTTTGTGTTCCGCGACTCCGATGACGGATCGAAGGGCCGCATCTTCAAGGCAACCCCCGCTGGCTGGTCGCCGATCACGTTTGGCTATGAATTGCCGTTCAAGAATGGCACCACCGAGATCAAGCCCGGCGATACCGTCACCAATGGCGGCACCGCCACGGGCGTGGTCACCAAGGTGGTATTGCGCTCCGGCACCTGGGGCACCGATGCGCAGGGCTCGCTGTTTTTCCTGTCGCTGACCAACGCGTTCGCCAGCGGCAACCCGATCAAGATCGACATCAACCAGGTGGCGACCGCGGCAGCGGCGTCGAGCCAGATCTCGCGCGGCCCGTGGGGGCACATCGAAGCGATCAACTACAACTTTTCCGGGGCGGCCAACCCGCCCAAGATGTACGGCGTCGACGGTATCAACCGCGCCTGGGAGTTCGACGGTTTTGCGTATTGGCCGATCACCACCGGCATGGCCATCGATGCGCCGGCGCACCTGGCGATCCACCGCAACATCCTGTTCCTGTCGTTCGGCGGCTCGATCCAGTTCTCGGCGCCGGGCAACCCGTTCTCCTGGAGCGTGGTGGTCGGGGCTGGCGAGATCGCCACCGGCGACGACATCAAGGCGATGATCCCGGCCGCCGGCAACCAGGAAGGCGCGGCGCTGGCGATCTTCACGCAACATCGCACGCACATGCTGTATGGCTCGTCGGCCAACAACTTCGTGCTGCAGACCTCGTCGTTCGACGATGGCTATGCCGAATATACCTGCCAGCCGATCGGCAACGACGTCTATGGCATGGGGCAGCGCGGCATCCAGGTGCTGTCGACCACGCAGCGGTACGGCAACTTCCAGTTCGACACGATCTCGCGCCTGATCCAGCCGCTGATGGCCAGGAAGCAGGGCATGGAGTCGGCGTCGACGGTGCTGCATGCCAAGAACCAGTACCGGCTGTTTTTCCGCGACGGCACCGGCCTGGTGGTCGGCCTGGCCGGCGACAACATCAGCGGCATCCTGCCGCTCAACTATGGACGCCCGGTGCGCTGCATCTGTACCGCGACCTTTGCGGACGGCAGCGGCGAACGCACCTTTTTCGGCTCCGACGACGGCTACGTCTACGAAGACAACATCGGCACCAGTTTTGATGGCCAGCCGATCGAGGCATACGTGCGGCTGCCGTTCCATCACGCCAACACCCCGCGCGTGCGTAAGCGTTGGCGGCGCGCGGTGCTGGAAGTGTCGTCCAGCGCCTATTGCCAGGTCAACGTGTCGTACGACATTGGCTATGGCCAGCCCGACGTGGCGCCGCCCGATGGGCTGTCGGATCAGCAGCTCAATGGCGGCGGCGTGTACTGGGACGCGGACCAGATGATCTGGGACCAGTTCAACTGGGATGCGCAGCCTGTGCTGTCTCCCGTCGTTTGTCTCGATGGCACCGAGAAAAACCTGTCGCTGGTGTTTTACAGCAGCCGCGCGCAGGACGTGCCGCACATCTTGCAGGGCGTGACTCTGCTCTACACCACGCGCCGCATCGAGCGCGATTGATTCTCCTGGAGAGATCCCTTGTCCACCAATCCGTTCTACAACCACGCGGCCCAGCAGCCGGTGCCGTTCTCGCGCGGCTCGTCGCAGGCGATGCGCGCCGAATTCGATGCCATCGCCTCCGGTTTCGACAAGGTCGACCAGTCGATCAAGGATATCTCGGCGTCTTCCGAATTCCGCCTGATCTACCAGGGCGCGTTCGCCACCGACCCGATCCAGCGGTTTGACGGCACGGCCCTGGAGAACGGCGACTTGTACTTCAACACCGCCGCCAAGGCAATGAAGGCGTACGCGGACGGCGTCTGGTCGGTGCTGCCGACCTCCAGCAACGTGCTCTTGAAGAGCGGCGACAAGATGACTGGGCCGCTGGAAGGCACCACGGCGCTGTTTTCCGGCGAAGTGCAGGCCGCAGGCTTCCGCGGCGAAGGCAAGAATCTCACCGGCTTCACCGCCCTGCAGATCACCAATGCGCTCGCCTATACCCCGGCCAACAAGGGGGGCGACACCTTCACCGGGGCCATCAGTGGCACCAACGCGACCTTCTCCGGCACCGTGTCCGGCGCCGTCATCAAGCAGGTATCGGACGAGAGAAGGAAGAAGTGCTGGACCAAGCTGCCCGCGGACGTGCTGTACGCGGTGGCGGCCATGAAAAAGGTCGGCTTGTACATCGACCGCAAGAGCGGCGAAGTGCGGGCTGGCGCGGGCGCGCAATCGTTCGCCGAGATCCTGCCGATGCTGGTGCATGAAGACGAGGATGGCTTGCTCGGCATCGAGTACGGCCCTGCCGCGTTCGTGCTGGCCGCGCTGGAAATCCGTGAGCGGCTGCGCGAGCGCGAGCTGCTGTCGAAGGAATTGGCCAAGCTGCGCCAGGAAATCGCCCAGTTGAAGAAGAGGGCCAAATGACGCTGCCTGCTTCCGGTGACATCACGCTGGGCGAAGTCGAAACCGAGATCGAGGAGTCCGGCGACCTCGTCCTGGGATCGAACGAGGTGCGCGCCCTGGCCGGCAAGAAAACCGGCGACATCACGCTGGGCGACTTGCTCGGCACCGACCAGTTCCAGCTGTCGCTGACAGCAGGCGTCTCCGGCTCGACCATCGGCTTTGGCAGCGGGTTTGGCGCCTTGTCGCCCACCAGCTACCTGGGCAACACGGTCGTCTCGGCGTTCGACTTCGATGGCAGCGGCCGGCAATTCCGCTTCGTACTGTCCGGCACCTTCAGCCAGACCAACGGCTTTCGCGCGGTCCAGATCAATGGGCAATATTTTTACGCGACCGATGCGGTCTTTACTAACAACAATACCTGGACCTGGCCGACCAGCGCCGGATTGGTCAATGGCGTGGATTATGAGCTGGGCATCGATACCGGCCCGGAGACGCTGGGCTCGACCACCGGCACGCCGGTGCCGACCGGCCCGCAGCCGACCGGTGTCGGTGGCGCTTGGACCCTGACCTTCGAGGACACGTTCCCCGGGTCGTCGCTCGACACCTCCAAGTGGAACACCGTGTTCACCGGCCAGAGCGAGCCGGCGGTGCAGAACTATTCGGTTTCCGGCGGCAACCTCAACATCTGGCCCGACACCGGGTATGTCGACCGCGCGATCACCACCCGCGGCAAGTTCAGCCAGAAGTATGGCTTCTTCGAGATCCGCGCCAAGCTGCCGATCGGGCGCGGCACGATCCCGGCGTTCTGGCTGCTGTACGACGATTCGGGCACCGACCGCCCCGAGATCGATGCGATGATCGCCTTCCCGGGCGGCACCGAGCAGAACACCGGCAGCGGCATCACCACCCGCATCACCATCGACCAGCACGGCGCCCAGATGTCGTACATGGATGGCGCCACCGGCGAGGGCGCGGCCAACCCATGGCCGTCTGTGGTCGATGCCGACCTCGATACCAGCGGCTACGACTGCTTTGGCCACTCGGTCGACTGGAACTCGGCGAACCGCCTGCGCCAAGGCATCAACACCACCGACTTTGCGACCCAGATGCAGGGAGCATCGAGCAAGGTGGTGCTGCTGCAGCTTGGCTGGGCTGATTTCTACGAGGGACGCACCAACGAGCAGATCCAGGCCGACCTGGCATCCCTGATCGACACCGCGCGCAACGCACCGACCCCGAAGTACGTGATCCTGGTCACGCCGAACGAGACTGACTCGAACGACTGGGAAACCGTGCTCGACGCGATCAATGGCGCGGCCAGCGCGAAGACCTGCCAGCTGATCGATGTCTTTACCTATACCAAGAATTTCCGGGTCGACAACGGCTACGACATTTACGACCTGGTCCCGAACGGCTATGCGCCGAACCCGTCGCATCACCAGCGCATTGGCGACTATGTCGCGCAGCGCATCGGGGAAATCAAGGCGGCCGATGCCACCTTCCCGTCGCCGACCGGCAGCGGCACGGCGACCGCCGGTGGCGGCAACTGGGGCACATCCGCCTATCACCCGACCGATTATGCCGGCCGCGCCTACAACAATGCGCAAGGCTTGATCGACCAGCGACGGCTCACCAACTCGTCCTCGGCGGCCGACCTGTCGACGTCGCTCCATGTGTATGGCATGAAATGGGATGCCGATGGCGTGACCTTTTATTTCGATGGCGTGCAGGTTGGCAGCAAGGTGCTCACCAGTGCGTTGCAGACCTATGCGATGCATATGCTGCTGTCGCTGTGGTTCGAGACTTCGCCATCGTCCCTGCTGCCGAACACGACCGACACGCCGCAAGGCAGCGGCAACAGCTACCAGATCGATTACGTGCGCGCCTGGCAACCGTCTTCCGGCTCCAGTCCGGGCGGCGGCTCCGGCGGCACGCCGAGTGTGGTGCCGATGGATGTCTATGGCGGTGATTTCGCCTGGGGCACCTCGTCCGGCGTGCGCGCGGCGCCGAATACGGCCAACCACATTTACGTGGCCACCACCGGCAACGATACCACCGGCAACGGCACCGAGGCGGCGCCATACGCGACGATCGACAAGGCAGCCTCGGTCGCACAACCCGACACCACGATCCATGTGGCCGATGGCACCTACGCCATCAGTGCCATGACCACCAACTGCGCCGGCACCGCCAATGGCTTGATCTACTTCTGGTCAGTCAACAAGTGGGGCGCCAAGATCGTGCCGACCGGTTCCGGCACGTACGGCACTGCCTGGGTGCTGCACGGCGACTACTGCTGGGTCGACGGCTTCCAGTTCGACGGCCAGTCGCTGGGCACCTGGAGCATCGGCCTCTGGATGGAGGGCAACCACCAGACGGCCAAGAACGTGCTGGCGCACCACATCGGCATGGGCAACGACTGCGATGCCAACGGCGGCGCGGGGATTGCCGCGTCCGGCTTCACCGGCCAGGGTTACCACGACGTGTTGAACTGCGTGGTGCATCACATGGGTCCGGGCAACATCGGCGACTGCGAGGCTTACCACGGCATCTACATGCAGAGCCATGACTGGACGGTGAAGAACTGCGTGGTGTACCTGACCACTGGTGCCGGCATCAACTCGTACCACGATTCGCGCAACGGCAAGGCCGTCAACAACACGGTGTTCCGCTGCGGGCGCGGCATCATCTTTTCCGGCGGCGGCTTCTACAACATCACCGAGGGTGGGCCGTTCACCTGCGAAAACAACATCGTCTATGACAACAACCCCGGCAACCAGAACTACACCGGCGGCATCGCCGTGGCCAACAGCCTGGTTACCGGCAGCGTCATTAACAACAACTATGTCGGCGGCAATCAGGGCGTGGCGATCCTGGTGTCGCCGTCCGACCTGGCCACGCAATCGAACAACATCACCTCGGGCCTGCCAGGGTTCGTGAATTACCAGATCGACGGCACCGGCGATTATCACCTGGTGTCGACCTCGCAGTGTATCGACAAGGGCTTGTCGACCAATGCGCCGACCGAAGACTTCGATGGCGCGAGCCGCCCGGCTGGCAACGCCATCGACCTGGGCGCCTACGAGTATGGCGCGGTGCTGCCGTACTCCGGCCCGCGCGCAGCCACGCCATGGCCGGACACCGTCGACGCTGACCTGGCTGCCTACACGGTACGCAACGAGGGACTGCAGGGCAACGACGCCGCCAAGGCCTTGAACGGCTCCGATGGCGTGCATCCGGCCTGGAGCCAGCAGATGGCGAACACCAGCGCCAGCGTGATCTGCCTGATGTTCGGCTACAACGAGTTCAAGAATGGGGTAGCGGTGGCGACCTTCACCAGCAACCTGCAGCAGCTGGTGACCGCGGCGCAGAATGCTGGCAAGACGGTGATCCTGCTCACCGAGCACAAGATCACGAGCGACACGTCGGCCTACAACAATGGGATCATCAACCTGGCCACGCAGCTTGGCGTGACCTGCATCGATGTGTATGGCTGGTCGCAAACCGCGTTCACCGGTGCGCTCACCGATTGGCTGCCGGACGGCACCAACCCGAGCCAGGCTACCTACGACCAGATTGCCGCCTTCATCGCCAGCAAGATGCCGCCGCCGCCCAGCAGTGGCGGCAGCAGCGGTGGCGGCAGTAGCGGCGGTGGCGGCAGCAGCGGTGGCGGTGGGACGACCACCGGTCCCGGCCTGAAAGACCAGTACCACACCGCGCTGCACTCGCACCGCTCGTGGGGCGGCGGCTCACCCAATCCATCATTTGACTTCGGCCTGTTCCGCGACTGGGACCGCGACGGCACTGCCGACATGTACATCTGGCAGTCCGATGGCTCGATCGACTTTGGCCCGGTGGACAGCACCTATCAGGCCGTCGCCAATGCCGGCGCCAAGGTGATCAAGACCTTCGGCTCGGTGCCGACCTGGGCGGCGCGGGTGCAAAGCGTCTCCGATGTCTGGGACTTCAGCCAGGAAGGCAGCTCGCGCTATGGCGTGGTCGGTTCGATGTCGGGACCGGCCAATCTCGACGCCTACGAGGATTATTGCTACCGCTTCATTTCGCACGCGCGCCAGTACCTGTTCGCCGTGGAAGGCTGGAACGAACCGTTCGACACCGACGATCAGTCGCCGTACGAATATTTCACCGGCACCAGGACGCAACTGGCCGATATCCAGCAGCGGCTCTACCGGGCAGCAAAACGGGTGGACCCGAATCTGCCGGTGTTCTCGCCTCCCCAGTCGTGGGAAGGCGGCATCCCGTTCCTGCTGGCGGCCACCTGTTCGGACGGCACGCCGATCTACAACTATTTCGACGTTCTCAGCTTTCACCCCTATGACTACGCGAACGGGGAGGGTGGCAGCAGCAACTACGTCCTCAGCGACCTGGTCAGCCAAATCCGCAACTGGATGACGCAGGCCGGCACCAGCAAGCCGTTGTGCGACACCGAGCATGGCTTCTTCAACAGCCTGCATCCCGGCTCGGCCGGCCCGGTGTTCTGCAATGCAAGCCAGGACACGAAGGCGCAGATGATGTACGACCTGATGGTATCAGCCAAGCAGCTCGGCTTGCTGGCCATCTGCTGGTATAGCTTCGATGACGGCCTGACCGAGGGCAATGCCGACTTTTCCCCCGGCAGCCCGATCGCGACCAAGATGCAGGAAGCCTACGACAACCTCGACACCAAGAGCTATCCGACCGGCTCGGGCACCAGCACCAAGGACATCGTCGAGTTTTACGGCGATTCGACCACCGCAGGCTTTACCGGCAGCGACTACGTGGCCACGCCGTACCCGGCGGAATTCGCGCTCAAGCACACCGAGTACGAGGTCCACAACGAAGGCGTCAACAGCTCGACCACGGCCAAGGCGCTCGACGGCTCCGATGGCGTGCATCCGAACTGGACCCAGCAGATGCAGTTCTCGAAGGCGAAATATGTCGCCATCATGTTCGGCGCGCTCGACCAGTTCGACATGACCACGGGCCAGTTCAAGCTGAACCTCAACAGCATGATCAACACCGCGCGCAACAACAACCACACGCCGGTGATCCTGACGCCGCTGTACAACAAGTTTGCCGCCACCGCGGACTATGCACAGGCCGCGCGCGACCAGGCGGCAGCGTCGAATACGCCGATGATCGACACCTTCACGTTCAGCAAGAACCGGGTGACCAATGGCACCGGCGTGCTGGAAGACTACATGCCGGACGGCCTGCATCCAAACCAGGCTACCTACATCGCGATCGGCGACTTCATTGCCTCGTCCTGGAACACGGCGATCAACAGCCCGTCGACCTCGCCGCCGCCCTCCGGCGGCAGCCTGTTCCCGACGCTCAATCCCGCGGTGTCCTCCGGCTATACGCTGCAGTTCCACGACGAGTTCGATGGCAGCGGCTTGAACCGCAATGTCTGGAACGACGCGATCTGGTACGAGAGCGGCGACTCGAACATCAACTACGACGTCAACGCCAACGGCAACAGCCTGTTGCGGATCTGGCCGCTGCCATCGTTCGTCAACCGCACCATCGACACCGATGGCAAGTATTACCAGACCTTCGGCTTCTTCGAGGCGCGCATGAAGCTGCCGATCGGCCGTGGCTGCTGGCCGGCGTTCTGGCTGTTCAACCATGACGCCAACGACGACACCCGACCGGAAGTCGACGTCATGGAAGCGTACTCGGGCGGCGGCGTCGACAGCGGCTGGAGCGACAGCAACCTGCACCCGATCAACTTTGGCGCCACCGTCCATTACCCGACCGTCAACGACATCCCGGGCGCGCTCAAGCTGGGCGACGTGAGATCCACGGTCGACCTGTCGGCCGCCTTCCATGTGTACGGCGTCAAGTGGCAGAACGGCCAGGTGCAGTTCTACTTCGACGGCGACCCACTGGGCGACCCGATCAGCTTCGGCCACAACGGGCGCATGTACATCCTGTTCGACCTGTGGTTCGGCAGTGCCTCCGGCGACCCGGATGGCAGCACCCCGACCGGCACCGGCAATGCTTTCGAGATCGACTACGTTCGCGCCTGGTCGATCGGTTAATTCTTTCCTGGAGAACTCATTATGGCCACTGGCATCCTTGGCTCGAACATGTATCAAGCCCCCTCGGTCGGGCAGGGCTCGACCACGCTGGCGACCCCGCAGCCATCGTCCGGCGGCACGGTCGCGCAGGGCGCCGCCCAAGTCGACCCCAACACGCTGCAAGTCACCGGCACGCAAGGCTACAACGCCTCGATGCTGGGCAATGCCGCGCAATGGAACGTCGACAATAACCAGACCGTGCAGGGGCAGTTGCAGGGCATCATCGCCTCCAATTCGCCGCTGATGCAGCAGGCACAGGCGCGGGCGGCGGCGGACGCCAACAGCCGCGGCTTGCTCAACTCGTCGATGGCGGTCACCGCCGGCCAGTCGGCGCTGTATGACGCGGCCATGCCGATCGCGCAGGCTGACGCTGCGACGTTTGGCCACGCCGCCGCCTACAACACCGACGAGGCCAACCAGTTCGCGATGCGCAACCAGGATGCGAGAAACCAGCAGCTGCAGTTCAATGCCGGCGAGTTCAACAAGGCGGGCATCACCAACGCCAACAACCTGACCTCGATCCGCACCACGTCGATGAACAACGACACCTCGCGCGATGTGGCCAACATCGGCGCGGCGGCCTCGCGCTATGGCGCCGACAAGCAATATGCCGGCACCGTGTACGCCTCCGACAACGACCTCAAGGGCCGGGTGTACACCGCCGACCAGGGCCTGCGCGGCACCATGTACAGCGCCGACAAGAACTATGCCGGCACCGTGTATTCCTCGGATCGCCAGCTCGAAGGCACCAAGTATTCGTCGGACAACCAACTGACCGGGGTGCGCTATGCCTCGGACAACAGCCTGCGCGGCACCATGTACAACGCCGACCAGAACCTGGCCGGCACGCAATATGCGTCCGACCGCCAGCTCGAAGGCACGCAGGCAATGGCCAACGCCAACATGTACTCGGCCGACCGCACGGTCGACGTCGCCAACATCAATGGCAACACCCAGCGCGACGTCGCTTACATCAACCAGCAGACCCAGCAGATCGTGCAGCAACTGAGCAACGACGGACGGGTCGCGGTGGCCAATGTCGAGGGCCAGTGGAGAAACCTGATCCAGTCGAATTCCGGCGCCGCCTCGGTGGTGCAGCAGATGGCGCAGAACATCGCGCAGATCGAAACCAGCAACCTGGACCCGGCGTCCAAACAGAACGCGATCAACCAGGCGATTGCCTCGGCGCAGGATGGCATGAACACGATCGCCCAGCTCGGCGGGGTGCCAGGCCTGGCCGACCTGTGGTCGGACCCGAGCTATGGCTCGGCGCAGCCGGCAGCGCAGCCGGCGCCGCAGCCAGGCGCCGCGCCGCCGGCACCAGCCCAGGCCCCGACCCCGACCACGGCATACGATCCGCATACCGACTTCGGGCCTAACGGCGGCTACTACGGCTGATCATGGCGCTGACCTTTCATACCGAGCGGCTGTGGGCCGTGGCCGACGACATCGAGCCGCTGCTGCAGCTGCACTACGACGAGATCGCGCTGCACAAGGAAGCGATCCCGCTGGACCCGGACTGGAACCGCTATGCGTGCCTCGACGAGCGGGGCGAGCTGGCGATCTATACCGCGCGCGACGACGGCAATCTGGTCGGCTATGGCGTGTTCTTCGTGCATGACCATCCGCACTATGCGTCCACGCTGGTGGCGGCCAATGACCTGCTGTTCCTGCACCCGGATTATCGCAGGGGCGGGTTGGGCTTGCGCCTGATCCGCTACTGCGAGCAGCAGCTGAAAGCCAGGGGCGTCGTCAAGCTGACCTGGCACATCAAGTTTGCGCATGACTGGTCGGCGATTCTGCACCGGCAAGGCTATCTCGACGAAGAGAAGATCGTCGGCAAGATTCTATAGGGGAATGACATGGGAGTTACTGCAATTGGCGCATTGATCGGCAGCGCCGCCATCGCCGCGCCGGAAATCGCTGGCGCGGTCGCTGCCGTGGGCGCCGCCACCGCCGTGGTAGGCGCCGTCACCGGCAACGACAACCTGACCAAGGCGGGCGCCGCGATGGGCTTGGTGGGCGGCGTCGGCGGCATGCTGGCCGGGGCTGCCGAAGGAGCCGAAGGCGCGGCAACAGCCGGCAGCCTGGCCGAGAGCGCGGCTCCGGCGGCGGCAGACCTGGCTTCCGCTTCGGCGGCGGACACGGCGGCGGGATTGATTCCGGCCGGCGGCGAATTCGCCGGCAGCACGGTCGATATGGGCGCCGCCATGGGAGAAGCCACCGGGAATGCGGCGATGGGTGGCGCCATCACGCAATCGGTGCCGAACATGGCATCCCAGGTGGCACAGGAATTGCCGACCGGCGCGATGGACATGGAAGGCTCGGCGGGCACCGGCCTGATCAACTCGAGCCTGAATGCGCCGACCACGCAGATGGTGAATACGCTACCCGGGGCGGCAGCCAATGCGGCGCCCGCCATGCAGCAGATGACGCAAGCGGCATCGCCGATGCCAGCCGCGCAGGCAGCATCGGACACCGGTGCCATGGATATGGGCGTCGGCACGCAACAGGTGCGCAACATGATGATGGGCAACCAGTCGATGATGTCGTCGAACTCGTTCTTCGACGGGCTGGGCAAGGTCGGCGATTTCCTGGAGAAGAACAAGATGCTGACCTACGCCGGCCTGCAAGTCGCCGGCAGCATGATGAGCAATGCGCAAAAGCAGGCCGAGCTCGATCGCCAGTATGACCTGCAGCGCCAGAAATTGGCGCTGGCCCAGCAGGAACAGTACAACCGCAGCCAAGCCGCGCCCGGCATTGCCCGCGGCATCATCGCCAGGAGATTCGCATGACGCCCCAAACTCCGCAAAACTCTCCCCAAGCGGCCCCCAGCCAGGGACAGCAGGGCACGCAGGCGCAGGGCCTGCTGCAGACCATCGAGGCCAAGATCGCCGAGCGCGTGCCGCCGAAAATGCGCGGCGAACTCGACCGCGCCGTCACCGCCGGCCTCTTGATCATGCACAGCCCGCAGTCGCACCAGCTGATGGTCAAGCAATTGACCAAGCCGGGCGACCCGTCTGCCAATGCCGGCGAAGGCGCCGCCAAGCTGGTGGTGCTGCTGCTGAACCAGAGCCGCGGCAGGGTGCCGATGCCGGTGCTGGTGGCCGCCGGCCAGATCCTGCTGTGCGAAGGCTTGTTCTTCATGGCGCAAGCCGGCCAGATCCAGATCAACAACCAGACGGTGGCCATGGCCACGCAGGAATATGCGTCGACGCTGCTGCAGATGTTGGGCGTCACGCCGGACAAGATGCAGGCGATGGCGGTACAGGCGCAAGGCATGCGGCAGCAGGGTGGCATGCCGCAGCAGGGCATGCCGCAGGGAGCGCCTGGCCTGAAGCCGGCCCAGGCGCCGGCCGCGTCGGGCGGGATCATCCAACGGGCACGTCAGGGAGCATAAGATGGGCATCTTACTGGGAGCACTGGGCGGCGCGGGCGAAGCCCTGGCCAACATCGGCCAGATGGGCATGAAGGACGAGTTCGCCAAACAGGAAGAGGAGCGCCAGTTCCAGCGCCAGCAGCAGCTGACGCAAATGAAGGCGGCGATCGAGCAGCAGTCGCAAAAGAACCTGCTCGACTACCGGCAGCAGCTGGCGGACCAGGAGCGCACCAGCCAGGTCAAGCGCATCGGCGATGCGCAGCAGGGCATCCTGAACCAGGCGATGGTCGACAAGGCGAACGCGAACACCACCTACACCGACCCCGACACTGGGCAAGACTCGCCGGTCCAGAGCGTTGACGAGATCCCGGACGAGGTCCGCGCGGCGCTGCAGCCGTCCGACAAGGACAAGATGGATGCCTACGTCAAGGCTGGCATCGCCACCGGCGACATCAGCCCGAAGGAAGCGGCGGCGCTCTACAAGAACGACCAGAACAACGAGCTGAAGCTGATGATCCAGAACATCAAGACCGACGCCTATCGCGACAAGGTCGAGGCGATGACGCAGATCGCGCAGGACAAGCTGGAGCAGGCGAAAAACGCGATGCAGATGAACCTGGCAATCAAGCAGATGCAGATCGCGGCGCGTGGCGAGGCCAAGGACAAGACACCGGCCGACGTCGCCACCATGAAGTTCATGGTCGAAAACGGCATCGCCAAAGATCCGAACGAAGCCTGGAGCAAGCTGCACTCGAAGGAAAACAGCAAAGACCCGGTGCAGCAGCAGATCCAGCTGGCCAACGTGCTGACCAACGGCAGCAGCGGCCGGATCAAGCCGGACGACGCCTGGGCCAAGGCCGGCAGCATGCTCGACGATGCCCGCAACAAACTGCAGAACAAGCCGGCCGACGCGCCCATGGCTTCCCCCGCGAACCCGGTGGCCCCGGCTGACAAGAAACGCAAAGACCCGCTCGGACTATTCAACTGATGAACATCGCGGAATTCAAGCAAGCCTACCCGGACTACGCTGATATCCCGGACCAGGAGCTGGCCCAGGCGCTGTACAAGAAGTTCTACAGCGACGTCCCGGAGGCGCAGTTCATGGCGAAGGTGGGATTGGTGCGCCAGGACACGCCGAGCGAGGAAACCGGCAACACGGTGGCGGTCGACCCGATGTCCGGCATCGACGTCACCGGTCAGCAGCAGGGTGCCAACCCGGTCGAGTCGGCGCCGCCGATCGCCAACCCGGAGCCGCAGGACCAGGAGCCGTCGCTGTCGAGCAACCTGTACCCGAGCGTCATCGCTGCCAAGATCCAGAACCTGCCTGGCTTTGGCGGCGGCACGCCCGAGGAACGTGCCAAGCGTGCCCAGGAGATTCGCCAGCACCAGCTTGAACTCGACCAGCAGACGCCGCAAGACGTGGCCGCTGGATTGGGCAAGGCGGCGATCGATTATGCGGCTGGTGTTCCCGGCTTCCTGGCTGGCGTGGGACAAGGCGCGGCAGTGGCTGGCGCGACCGGCGACCTCGAACAGGGGTTGAAGGCCGGCAAGCAGACCATGCAGGAGGTGACGGAAAAGGCCGCTGATTTCATGACGCCGTCCGACTTCCTGAAGCAGCACGGCATCGAGTTGTCAGTTGACAACCCGACGTACAAGGAAGCGATGCTGCCGATCGACGTGATGAACAAGGCGATCGAGCAGGGCGCGCAAGGGTATGCCGAGATTGCGAAGGCGGCCGGCGCCTCCCCGGAAACCCAGCGGCAGATCGCGGCCGGCGTCGAACTGGGCGTGCTCGGCACCATGGCTGCCGGCGGGGCAATGAAGGGCGAGCGGCCACGCGACGTGCCGCGACTGGAAGAGTCGCCCGCTGCCCCGCAACCGGCAAGGGAAGTCCCGCCGACCGAGGCAGTGCAGCCGGAGCCGCCGCAGCGCCCTGTCCTGACGCCCGAGCAATCGATCGACAAGGTCATGTCGGCGCCCGACGTCGACACTGCGATTGCGCAAGCCAAGGATATCGCGCCGGTTGGTGCAGTCGTCAATGGCCCGGAAGATATCCGCGCCGAGATGCTCAAGATCCGCGACCTCAAGCAGCAGCAGGCTGTCGAGGCGGCAAAACCCACCTTTTCCGAGGAAATGGACCAGGTGCGGCAGCAAGCCGAACAGGAGAAGGCGCAGCAGCTGGAAGCCGACCAGGCCGGGTTGGGCGAGATCGCCGAGTACCGCGCCCGCCAGCTCGACGACCTGGCGAACCAGCACGACCAACTGGTGCAGCAACACAACGACCTGGCCTTCGAGGCGGCCAACAAGGGAGACACGGAAGCCGGCAAAGTCGCGCTCGACCGCGCCAACGACTTCATGCAATCGGCGTCCGGCCTGCGCGCCGGAGCCGAGTCGGTGCGTAAAGGCTTTGCCGGCGCCAAGATCCTGAGCCCGGAAGACTTGCCGGACGTGCCATCGAATAGCGGGCCGTCGATCTCGCGCGGCGAGGCGCAGGCGATGGCCGACCGGCTGTCGCTGTCCGGCGTGCGCGCGGTGTTCTACGAACCGGGGAAAGAGGGAGACTTGGGCTTCCAGGGCGCCGCCCGCGGCAACACCATCTACCTCGACGCCACCAACCGCCAGCAAGCCGTGCATGCCGTGGAAGGGCATGAATTCGACCATATCATCCGGCAAGCCGCGCCAGACCTGCACGCCCCGTTCGCGCAAGCGGTCGAGAAAACCATGGATGCCGGCAAGTACCTGTCGTACGCGAACTACCTGAACTGGATTCCGCGGCAGTGGAGCGAGATGCAGCTCAAGGCTGGCAAGACTGCCGAGCAGATTCTCAACGAGGGATTGAAGGTCAGCGGCAATTCTCTCGATGCGCTGAAGACCGAATTGTCGGCCGATGCGCGCGGCAACCGGCACCTGGAAAGCCGCCCGTTCTGGCAATCGGTGCTGAACGAGCTGGGCCAGCGGGACGTGGGGCTGGTGCAGAAATTCCGCAATATCGTGGGCCTGGCCGCCGAGCGATTGAAGGGAAGGGGCTACGCGGTCGACCAGCTGTTCTCGAACCTGGACGAGATCCGGCAGCAGGCGGCGGCGACCCAGGCGCGCTTCATGGAGAAGCGGCTGGCCGAGCGCGCCACCCCAGTGCCCACCGAACCGCTGCTGTCGCCCAAGCGCACGACCGACGACGGCCACCAGCTGACCGACAAGGGCTATGTCGGCGCCCCGGCCGGATTGACGCCGCAGGGGCTGGGCCGGCTGCGCAAGCAGCTCGAAGGGCTCGCGCATGAAGGCGAACCGGGCCGCTTCTGGTACGAGCAATCCGGCAGCGCGATCAAGCAGGCGGCCGGCGGCGATGTCGAGAAGGCGTCCAAGATCGCCGGCCTGTTGTCGATCTATTCGCCGCAAGCCAATGTGGCGAGCAATACCACGTTCGCGCTCAAGGCCTTGTATCAGCATGCCAACGGCGAACCCATCAAGGTCAGCACGCGCGACCGCGACAGCAAGGCGCAGGCCTGGCTCGACGGCAGGATGGGCGAGAAGGAGGCGCTGGCGATCAAGACCGGCAACTTCTACCGCAACCTGATGCGTACCGTCGATCCGGAACGCTACGGCTACGACAAGCAGGGCTCGACCATCGACCGCTGGATGGCGCGCGCCTTCGGCTACAAGAGCACCGCGATCGGCTCCGAGGCGCGCTACGAGTTCGCCAACCGCGAAACCCAGCGACTGGCCAAGCAATTGGGCTGGGAGCCGCAGCAGGCCCAGGCCGCGATCTGGGTCGCCATCAAGAGCCGGATCGAGTCGATCAAGGATGCGGCGCGCGAGATCGGCATCGAGAATGGCTGGCTGAATAAAAAGGTCACGGTATCGAAAGGCAAGGAAAGCATCTCGTGGGAACCGAAGCCGGAATTCCGCGAAGCCTACGAATCGAAGATCCTGGAAATGGCCCTTGGCTTGCCAGCCGACAAGGAAGGCATCGCCAAGGCGAAATACGATTTCGGCGATGCCATCAGGGAACGATTGGCGCAAATCTCGTGGGAAGCGAAGCCCGGCGAGACGACCGGCCATTTGCCGGGCATCCACAAGGCGCCGCTGGAACAGCAGGTCGAGTACCTGAATGCGATCGACCGCGCGTTGCGCGACGGCGAAGGCAACGACCTGATCGCCAAGAAACTCGGCTTGCCGATGTTCGATACGCTGTTCGGGCCATCCGCCTGGAAGGGCGATGTCGCCGCCGGCGCGCAAAGCCGGCTGCCGGTGCCGCCGCCGAAGGAAGGCATGCTGCCAGCCGCGACCAAGCTGATCAATGCGTATGCGGCGATCCGCGGCCTGGTGACGCACCAGGAAGGCGTGTATTGGCATTTCCCAAGGTACAAGGCTGGGATCAAGAATGAGAATGGCGTCGAGCTGAATTTCGGCCGCACGCCGACAGTTGATGAAATGAAGCAACTGTATGGCGCGATCAGCCAGCAAGCCGGGCATACCGAGTGGGCGCCGGCGATTACCGACACTGGCGTGCGGATTCTGAACTTCACCGATGTGCCGAACCCGGTATTCCACGCTACAATTAAGCAAGCCCTGGAATCGCTCGGGCCTGACTTCATCAGCGAGCACCAGGAATTCAAGCGATTCGCCTCCGAGGGCGATGCCATCACCAACGACTGGAGTAAAGGCGATGCCGATTATCGATCTAGGATCAGCGAAACCGGACGACCCGATCTACAAAAGTGGGTTGACGATACGCTCGCGCCCAGAATTGCCGAAGTCGACCGTGCCTTCGCCGAAAAATACGGCTGGGACCGCCCCCAATACTCCCCCACCCGAGAAGAAACCGGAAACCCCGGCCAAGTAGCCTACTCGACCTCGCGCGAAGCCCTGCGCGAGCGTCTCGCCTCGTTCCTGCAGCGACCAAGAGAAGCCATCGCCGATCTCAAGCGCGCCATCGTGCCGATGGCCGAGGGGTCCGACGAGGCCCGCGTCATCGCGAAGGACTTCGCCAATGAGATGCGCAAGTCGCAGGACCAGTGGCAGCAGTTCGATACGCTGCTCACCAAGCGTTTCACCGAAGAGCAGCGGCAAAAGATGTGGGAAGCCGCCGACGAGGAAAACGACCTGCGGCGCGAAGGCGTCACCGCTCCGAGCCGCGGCCTGGGGCGCCTGAACCCCGAAGAGCGCGCCGCCGTCGAGATGTTGCACGATTATGGCGAAGAGCTGATGCAGCGTGCCAAGGCGGCCGGCATGTTCGAGGGCGAGGGCGTGCCGTACTGGACCCCACGCATGGCGGTCATGATCGACGGGCACGGCGAAGTCGCGCGCCTGCCGAGCAAGGGCGAACGGGGCACCGACGCGCGCAACCTGTCGACCCAGGCGGGCAGCCTGAAGAAGCGCAAGTACCTGACCGCCGCCGAAACCGAGGCTGCCGCCAGCCAGCTGGCGCAGGACAAGGGCGGCGCGACCGCGCTCCTGGTGCGCGACATCCGCACCATGCCGATGGCCATGAGCCGGCTGGAAAAGGCGATTGCCGGGCGCGAGCTGATCAACCAGGTCAAGGCCCTGGGAGAACTCACTGGACGCGATCTGGTGGCCCCAGGAGCCGCCGAACCGGGTGGCCGGTACTTCACCCTTGACCACCCCGCGTTTTCGTCCTGGCGGCCCCGTTTTCAGGATGGGCAGATCGTCCTGAAGGAAGACGGCGATCCAGTCATGGACCGGGTGCCGATGAAGATCGCCAAGGAGTTCGAGGGGCCATTGAAGGCCGTGCTGTCGGATCAGCAACCATCCTGGTATCGCGGCCTGATGGACCTGAAGGCGAAGTCGATGCAGGTCATCATGATGAGCCCGATGATCCACAACATGGTGGTCTGGGGCCGTGCATTCCCGGCCATGGATGCCAAGGGCAAGGTCACGCTGGGCGTCTACACCTACGTCACCGGCCACCGCGCCAAGCTGGACCCGGCGATCCGGCGCGAGGCGATCGGGGCAGGGCTGGTGCCGATGGGGAGAAACGGCGCCTATACCGACATCACCGGCATCATGCAAGACCCGAACCTGGTGCCGGGCCGGAGCCTGACCGCCAAGCTCTTGGCCGCGCCAGTCGCCATCATTTCCGAGCCAGCCGCGACCGCGGTCAAGAAGGCGGTCGATGCGGCCGGCGAGCTGTGGCACCAGACCCTGCTGTGGGACCGCGTGGCCGACGTCCAGATGGGACTGTACGTCACCATGCGCGACTCGGCGCTCAACAAGGGCCTGAGCCTGGAAGACGCCAGCCGGGTCGCGGCGCACTTGGCCAACCGCTATGTCGGCGCCTTGCCGCGCGAAGCGATGTCGGAGTTTTCGCGCCGCTTCCTGAACGTGGTGCTGTTCTCGCGCTCGTTCACGATCGGCAACCTGGGCGCGATGAAAGACATGCTCATGGGCCTGCCCAAGGACGTGCAGGCGCAGATCAAGATGAGCAGCGGCGAAGTGGCGCTGTCGACCGCGCAAAACATGGCGCGAAGGAAGGCGATCGGCGCGTTCGTGACCGACATCGCGCTGATGTACGCCGTCAACAGCGCGCTGCAGAGCTACCTGGAAACCCGCAACGGCGACAAGGATTGGGAACAGATCAAGGCCGAGTATGCCGCGCGCTACGGCAAGACGGTCGAGAAGCTGTTCGACGATCCGGTATCGGCGCTAGGCCATCCGTTCCACACGCTCGAAGGACTCACGCCGCAGGCCGACAACGAGCCGGGCAAGGAACACCGGGTCAAGGTTGGTCCCGTCGGCGAAGGGCCGAGAGAGCTGTACGTGCGCCCGCCGATGGGTAAGGTCGGCGAGGAATTCGAGAATTACATCAGCTTCCCGCAAGGCACCATGAAGCAGCTGCACGACAAGCTGTCACCGTTCGTGCGCCCGCTGGTCGACATCGCCAACAACGACCGTGGTTTCGGCCAGCCGGTGTTCGATTCGACCAAGGATGCGTCATTGCTCAAGAACCTGGGCCGGATCGTCACGCACATCATGGCGGCGCAGATCCCGACCGATCAGCTGGTCGCCGGCCTGAACCTGATGACTGGCAAAAGCAACGAGGTCGACGCCAAGAAGCTGTGGGGTCCATTGGTCGGCTTCACGTTCAGCCAAGGCCATCCGAGCGGGCCGGAAGCCGGCATCGCCGCCGCCGCCAAAGAGGAATACGAGAAAAAGGTGGCGCTGGTGATGCCGGATGTGAAGAAGCTGCTCAAGGATGGCAAGGAAGACGAAGCCGAGCAGCTGCTGGAGCAGACCGGCATGACGCCAAAGGAAATCGGGCGCTTGATCACGCGCCAGGAAACGCCGCGCGAAGGACCGTCGCGCCAGGCGCTGCGCGAGTTCAATCGCCACGCCTCAGAAGACATGAAGGACCGGATGCAGCGCCAATCCGGTCGCTGACTCCCTCCCTCTCCAAGTGCCCCGCGATGCGGGGCTTTTTTTTGCTCATCGTATAGGGAGTCTGCAGTGGATCAATACAAGCCCGTCGTTGACGGGGCATTCATCGGCACCGTGGTGGCGGCGCTCGGCGGCTATTTGCCGACCACGATCATGGTGTGTACCGCCATCTGGGCGGTGCTGCGCATCTACGACATCCTGCTCGACATCCGCCGCAAGCGACAGCAGCTGGCCAGGATGGAGGACGACGAGCGATGAGCAAGACCGTCACTTTCGCCATCGCGGTCGAGCGCACGCTCGGGATCGAGGATGGGTACGTCAACAACCCGAGAGATCCCGGCGGCGAAACTAAGTGGGGCATCTCCAAGCGCGAATACCCGGACCTCGACATCGCCAGCCTGACCCGCGACGACGCCAAGGCGATCTACAAGCGCGATTTCTGGGACAAGTGCGGCGCGTTCCTGCACGACGCGGTGATGTTCCAGGTGTTCGACGCCGCCGTCAACCATGGCATCGGCAATGCCATCCGCATGCTGCAGCGTGCCGTTGACACTGCCGACGACGGCTACTTCGGGCCGTATTCGCAATCGGCGCTGGCCAACATGGCGGAAGCCAAGGTGCTGATGCGGTTCCTGGCACAGCGCCTGCGGTTCATGCGCAAGCTGTCGCGCTGGGCCGACTTCGGCCGTGGCTGGGCCGATCGCATCGCCACCGACCTGGACTACGCCGCGGAGGATCTGTAATGGCCACGCGCAAGAAGAAAGACGATCCCGGCCTTTGCTGCGCCAACTGTGCTCACCGCGTGGTGGTGGACCTGCACCAGGACATCGCCGAGTGCTGGCAAGCGCCGCTGGTCTGGATCGTCGACAACGAAGGAGTGGGCAAGTGGGGCCGCCCACCCGCGCCGCCAACATATCGGTGCTGGCACCACGTCATCAAGTTCAGCAGCTAGGGGAAGCCATGACAATAGCAGTCTGCAGCGATGACGAATTCATCGCGCTCTGGAACGAACACGGTTCCGCGACCAAGGTAGGAGAAATACTCGGCATCGCCATGGCCAACGTCCACCGGCGCCGGCGCAACCTTGAGCGCAAGCACGGCATCGTGCTGGCCGGCACGCATCCCAGAAGCCCCGACTTCCAGGTCGTCTATCCTGAGAATGGTGTACGGGTGAATGTCTCAATTGAGACTGGCATCGCCATCGTGGCGTCGGACGCGCATTACCGCCCGGAGATGATCTCGACCGCGCACCGGGCGCTGGTGGTGGCGGTGCGCGAACTCAAGCCGAAACTGCTGGTGCTCAACGGCGATGCGCTCGACGGCGCCGACATCAGCCGGCATGACCGCATCATGTGGGAAGCCCGCCCGACCGTCAAACAGGAACTCGAAGCGGTCGATGACCGCACCGGCGAGCTGGAACAGGCGTGCCCGAGCGCCGTACGGATCTGGAACTGGGGCAACCACGACATGCGCTTCAACAACCGGCTGGCGCAACACGCGGCGCAGTTCGAGGGCGTCAAGGGCTTCAACCTGGCCGACCACTTCCCGGGCTGGAAATTCGGGGTGTCTGCCATGGTCAACGGCCACACGATGATCAAGCACCGCTGGCACAACGGGATTCACGCGACCTGGAACAACGTCTTAAAGTCCGGCACCTCGATGATCACCGGCCATCTGCACGCGCTGCAGGTCCGGCCCTATACCGACTACAACGGCACCCGCTATGCGGTCGATACCGGCACGCTGGCGTGCCCGCAGGGCGAACAGTTCACGTATGGCGAGGATGCGCCCGCCAACCACCGCTCGGGATTTGCCGTGCTCACGTTCCACCAGGGCCGGCTGATGCCGCCGGAATTGCTCGAAGTCGTCGACGAAGACGCCGGACTGGTGTTCTTCCGCGGCCAGGTCATTCAAGTCTAGGAGAAGTCATGTTGCTGTCGCTTTTTTACGTGTGGCTAGGCCACTTTTTTTCTTTGATAGGGAGGTAATCATGTTTGACAAATTAACTGGAATTTTTGAGGTTCTGCAAAAAGGGAAGGAGCTGACCAATGCCGCCGCCTGGAGAACTGGGCAAATCACCGCCACGGCGCTGGCTGCCTTCGTGCTGGTGGCGATCCAGTACGGCGCGGCCTGGGGCGTCCACATCCCTGCTTGGGTTGACACTGCGTTCGTCAATAAGCTGTGTGACGGCATCATTATTTTTGTCAACCTGTACTTCACTACCGCCACTTCCCGCGACCACGGCATTGGCGGTGAAGTGCCGCCCAACCTTTGAGCCGATGCTCAAACCGTCGCCACTGAAGCCGACGCCGCACGTCTTTGACCTGGACCGGGTCGATGGCGCGCGGGTCGGCTTCAAGTGTGTCTTCTAGCGCAACTCCCTGGCGCGGGGGTTCGCTCCCTCAATGATGCTCGACGGCACCCGCATGCCGAGCTTCTCATACAACTTCTTGGCCAGCTTATAGTCGGACTGCTCCAGGTACTTGCGGTTCAAGGCTTGCTCATTGTCGAACCATTGCCGGAACAGGTCGACTTCTTCCTTGGTGAACTCAATCATTTTGGCGCCTTGCTGTTTTCCAGGGAAATCAATTGGCTCATGTGCTCGCGGCAGGCCAGCAGGCCATGCTGCGTCAGGCAGCTCTTCCAGGGACCGTAGAACCCGAGCGGCACGCCTGGCGCGAAATCGACGCCGGCCGGGATGTACTTGTGCAGCAGGTCTTCCGTTTCCGGCCAGTGGTTCGTCAGCCGGTCCTGGAGCAGCGGATCAGGCAGGTTCACCAGCGAGATCAGCGGCCCCGGGTCGACGTACGGCAGGTCTGCCAGCGTGATCAGTTTCGGCTGGTTCTGGATGATCCAGGTCCGCACCTGCATGGCCACGATTTCCTGGGCGCGCGGGTCACCAGCAGGGTGGTCGAACGCGGAGATCCGCACCGAGATTGGACCATTTGGTAGCTTGGTCGTGTCCCAGTCGACATCCAGGAAGCGGGTCGGCATTTCCTGGCGGAAGATCGCATACTTCGGCTCATAGCCGACAGGAGGCAGGAGTTCCGCGTTGGCGATGTTGTCGCCGGCAATGGCCAGCCGGACCACGCCGCTGATGGTGGCGCCATCATCGGGAGCGAGCGAAACCGCGGCGACGAAGGTCTGCGGAAATTCCTGTCCCGGCGGCAGCGGTGGCAGCGTCGGATCGGCCGGTCGTGCTGGCGGTGGCGTCGTATTGCCGGCAGCTGCCGCGGCACCGGCCTGGGCGGTCGCATCCGAGGCGGACTGCGCCGTCGAGCCGGTGACCGTGACATTGACCGGCACATTGGGAGACGTCGGCTGCACGACCACGGTCGGCGTGGTGCCGGTTGCCGGCGGGCTGCTGGCCGGTGTCGTGGTCGCCGTGACATTCGAGGGCGTGGTGCCAGTGGCGATCCCTGGCGCGGCGGGCGTGGCCGGGCCGTCTGGCTGGCACGTCGTGTCGGCCATGCTGCCGATGACCGCTGTGCTGCATTGGATGCGGCCGGGGGTGGAGGCGGTGCTGGCGGTGGAAGACCCCAGCGGGGGAGTGTCGCTGCCGCCACCGCCGCCACAGGAAGATAACAGAACGCAAGAAAGAATTGCTGCCGCACGGCGCGGCCAGCTCGGGGAAGCCATGAAGTGTCTCCTTGGTAGTGGGGCTCCCTGATTGGTTTTTTGTGGACTGTAGCAAAATGCTCTAGGCTACCTATGAGATAGCGCAAACCTGTTTACGATTCCTTCGTGCAACTGGAGGGGTGATCAAGCGGCGTTTCCAGCTTCGGCATCCAGTGGGTGATGTCCGACCACTCCCAATCCGAATTTTCATCAGCATCAATGAAATATTGATATGGCTGGAATGTTTCTTCGTAGGTCGGGCGCTCCCAACGGAGTTCTCCTTCATAAATCGTTCCGTTGTAGTGAAGCAGTAAGACAGGAGTGTCAGCATCCGGCAGCCTGTCGTCTGTCTTGATCCATCCGACATGAGATGAACGATCTGATTCTTTCCATTCATGGCGGTAATTAGCCAGTGCAGCATGCGCCTTCTCCGCAACGGATGGGCGATCTGCGGCAGCCAGCAGGGCGCGTGCTGCCGCGTAGACATACGGCTTCAGATCGGTCTGTCCCTCCTTGATCGTGAAGCCGTTGGCGAGGAAGATCTCGCGGATTTGGCTATCGTTCATTCTTCGTACCATTCAGGCTGCAGCTCCCGCATTGCTGCGTCAAAGGTCGGATCTTCTCCCTCGCATTCGTCCGGGGTATCCCAGTCCTGGTCCTCAAAGACAGGGATGATTTCCTTATAGAATGCCAGCCGCCGTCGATCCGCCACGCCTGATTTGTTCAGGGCAACAATCACGGCGCTCATCAATGTGCTTCCGCTTGACCATCCCATCTCACGCTCCGATCTCCAGCCTGACCGGCTTCGGATAGCCCAGCTCGATCGCATGCTCGACCAATTTCTTGGCCAGATCGACCGCCATCTGCGGCGGGAAACCGAGTTCGGCGACCGGCATGGCGAAGGCCAGCACGACCAGGCCATTGCTGGTGATACCGGTCTGCATCATCACCTGGTCCTGCTGCTCCATCTTGACGGCCTCGACCACGGCAGCTGGCTGCTGCGGCTCGTTTGGGGCGCCATCGGTCAGATCGACTGCTTTCACTTCTTCCATCTTTACTCTCCTTGGTTAATGGCCTCGACAGGCCTGAAGCTCTTGGTGCCATAGCCGCCTTCACGCAGTTTGGCTAGGATCGCTTTTATCGCCATCCGCTTACGCATCTCGATGTCGACAGTGAACGGCACCGAGTCAGCGCCAAGCCCACCCCATCTTTCGCGGATCGTGACCGTCGCCACGTTGTCCTTAAAGCGGATGCCACCGAATCGGTACAGGTATTCGTCACCGCGATGGAAGGCCTTTAAGACCTTGTAGTAGAACTGGCGCTGTTCACTTTCGAGCAGATCGATAGTGGACAATCCAACGATCGGCACGAAACTCTCATTGGTGTAATTACACAAGCGTTCACTGCCGATCTCGCGGATCACGGCGCCTCCAAAGTCGCCGGAAAGCGGCTCGACATAGAAGCCGATCTTCCATGGCGACAACGGACCCGTCTTGGCCAAGACCAAGTCACCCGGTTTAGGGTCATCCCAATAAGCGAAGTGAACATAGTGACCGCCAGACGTATCGGCGTAATCCACGCTGCTCCAACTCCTATTCCTTGATCGCATTAACTGGGTACTCGAAAGTTGCTCAATAATCCGCATCAGGATGCGTTCACGGTCGCTCAGTATGTCTGGATTGAATGGCTTACTCATCTGCCACCTCCTGCCCATAGACGCTATGCACATAGGCGCGCATCGCCGCCACCAAGGGAGATGGCCCGCTGATCATTGGCGTCTTCTCGTTCCAGAACCACCAGCGGTCATTGAAGTAGCTGGAGATCAGCTTCTCGCGCTCGATGATCTCGCCACCTTCTTCCCACCGCTGTGACGGCAGATAATCGGTATCCCACTGGGGATCGGTCGGGCTGGGAATGAAGCAGCGGTGGAGTGTTTTGTCGATATGCACATCCACGCCATCCGCCTTGGCCACCCAGTAATCGAGCAGGGCGCCTTCCAGTTCACTGACCTTCATCGGGAACCTCCTCGCCATATTTGCTGGCCACATAGGCGCGCATGGCGGCGACCAGGGGTGTCGGGCCTGCGGCCTCGAATTTAGACCATGGACCATCCCATCCCCATGTCTGGCGAACCATGGCTACCCATTTGATAGCGCAGTCAATAATCGTGATTTGTTCGCGCTCGATGAGCGGGCCACCTTGGCTCCATATCGTGGATGGCGACCACCATCCTGAGCAGGCTGCTCCGTCATCAATCCAGTAGAAGAACCCGCGAGGTTCGTTTGGGATCGGATGCAATCCTGCCGCCTTGGCGACCCAGTAATCGAGCAGGGCGCCTTCCAGATCAGATACCTTCATGATTTCCTCTTAAACATCCAGGGTTCCACTTTCATGGTGGGAATCACTTCGCCATTGACTACCGGCTCCAAGATGATGGATGTCTCTTCCAGCATCGGCCCCTCGAAGAACAGCACCTTTGCTCCCTTGGAGAAATAGATCGAGTGGACCTCGTCCGCTTTCATGGCGTACCAGTCACCGGCAGCGTAGAGGTAGTCGCCGTACACCCAGCGCCCCGAGATGCCGTCCTCGCGCTGGTATTTCCCTACTGAACCGTCGTAACGCATGGTGGTGGCGCAATACATGTCGCCGCTCTCGTTGGCGTAACCGACTTCGGTCCAGATCCGATTCCTGACTTTTCCCTTCAGCACCCAGCACTGGAGGTCGAAGCGATGGCTGTGCGGCGTGATGGATTCCTGGTGATCCCTGCTACACTCGAACAGCCGGACGGTGCCGTATGGTGACGGCGCACCGATCAGCTTGCTGGTCAGTCCGGGAATCACATAGTTTTCCAGCGGGGAATGCGCCATCTGCAGGAGCATCTCCAGGTCAAAATTCTTACTCATTGCTGTCCTATTCGGAAAATGCAAAGTCAATAAAATCAACGGCTTACACAGGCGCGAGCGCGCCCGGAATAGGACACTTGGTGTGGCCTAAGTCGTTGAATAGGAAAGGGAAAGTGAATAAAGGGGAGTGAGTCTACGAACCAAGGGGTCGTGGGTTCGATTCCTGCCAGCCGCGCCATTTTATTCAATAAGATCAACGGGTTAGGGTCACCAGTCTTAGCCCGTTTTTCTTGGCTTGTCCTATTC